TCAACAGCCTCCCTGACTGGAGATGGGATCGAAATTCCTGGTGAAGCGACACCCGACCCCGGAACCCGTGCCTTTTTCTGTGACAATAGAATCGCTGCTAAGATACCCGCAGCTAACCATTTGGGCGGTGCATTAAATAACTTTCTTTTTTTAGATGATTGGCCGTCCTTGTCTAGCTCATCTTGATTAGAGGGATCTGCCAAACGGGGAGATAGTACACAGCGACACATAACGTGCATCGGCGGGGTATTAGCTGAAACAGTCTCTATATCATTAAGATCAATAGTCATCCCGTGGCGGTCTTCGCACACCTGACAACGGCGATCATCCATGATTGACAGGAAAACAACATGAGACACTAAACCCGAATCCTTGTAAGTCTGCAACCTTCCGGCGTTATAAGCAAAAGTCAGTTCAGTGCGGGCTATCTTTTCAGCGCGATTCTTGAAACCCTTATCACCCAATTCTGAATTGATCCGCTTGAGAAGTTCTGATCTGTTTATCGGTTCCCCTGTTTCGGATTGGGGTTGGATTGCTGCAAATAGATGATTCTTAATTTTCCCCCATTGAGTTGAGGAAATATCGGATGCCAGAGTTTTTGAACGATTAGCGATCGCAGTCTGAGCAGGGACATTCTCTATAGATGCTAATTCCGTATCTAGTAGATCCTCATCAAAATTAGCCGTTCCCTTTTTCTGTTGAGACTTAATTTCATTGTTTCCATGCTTCCGCCCGATGTTCCAACCCCCTAACCACATTCCATAAATTGATTTAGTCAACTCAGGAATTAAGACGGCTTGATAATCCTCAATTGCCTTTGAGTCCTTGGTTCTAATCGCTCCGTCTAAATCCTTTAATGCTTTAGAAACCACGCGACTAAAGGCATCGGTTAAAGTATTAACCCCACCACTCTCTAATCTATTCAGATTAATTTTTATCGACTTTGGCTTAACGTAGTCAGGTGTTTTAGCTCGGAATATTGCGGAACTATTTGGAGAGAAAACGGAGTCAAACATAATCTTTTCAATAATTAATTATTATAACATTAAGTAAACAATTCTCTAACCTTCTTAACAGATACCTCCTCTGGATTAAATTGCTGCTGCTTAACTTTTTCCTTGAGTACATCCTGTTCTGATACCCCATCGGAAAACGTAGGATTGGGACAAGATGATCCAATGATCACCGAGTCCCCTGCATCCGGTGAACGTTTCAGTCTAGCCCGGACGTGCTTCTTACTCTCACAAGCTATCTGTCTATCTTCCCCACCTTTTCCCGATAATGAGTAACGGTGTGATGATAGATCCTCGAATACCTGATCCTCAATATCTCCGAGGGGTGCGATCGCTATTTTCCCTAACCTTAACCCGTCCCTAAGTTTCCAGAATAGCTCGGTCTTACGGTTTGAAAACTCATGGTTATTTTCAGCAGATTCTCCAAAAGCACAACCACGGACAAAATACCCCTGTTGTTTTAATCGTGCTAACGTCCCTGCACCCACGCCCGTTTTATCAACCGCAGCATAATAAGCACCCCCTAGTTTCCTAATCTTTTCAGCAACAATATCAGCAATTCTAATTGTGTCTAACTCATCCCCTTGAGTGGGATATAAGACTACTTCATAAAGGACATCACCGCGCCATAATGCAACGGCGTGACTATCCCCTCCATCCCCAACATCAACCCCAAGTCTCCAAGGCGAAATAATAGCCCGTCTATCCCAATACTCAGGATTAAAGTCGTAGCGTTCCCTTGCAGCTTTTAACCAAGTGGAAGGGATGATTCCCTCGATGATATCTTCTGGAAAAATACCCTCTACCCGACCTTGCCAGAACACAGAAAACTCACCCTTGTCTTGCCTGACTTCTTCAATCCATTTCAGGGATATAGCGCCGGGGATGACATCATGGGGAAACTCGGGGGGCCATTTATCCTGAGTTTTAACTAATCCATTTGAGTCTAAAAGTTGAATTGCCACCGATGGTTTTAATCTATGGATTAACCTTAACTTACCAGCCGGATCTATCACTTCCTCAAGTTGATATGCCCAAGCCACATTGGGGTGATTCCATGCAGGGATTGTAATATTAGTGCGATCGCAAGCCTTAGAGAATGGGGATTGTTTATTCAGAGGGTTGCCAATTCTTAACCCTCTGTTTGACGATCCGGTTAGGCATGACTGAAAACCATCGTCAATAATTTCTGAGATGCCATCCGCTTCATCTGCTATGAGTAGCAACCTATCCGCGTGTTTACCTTGGAATGAGTTGGTGTCATAGTTGCGAGCGGTGAAACCATAGGCCCGTGCCGTCTCGGATTTCCTGACAAATAACTCCCCACGGGTTCCGCCTAACTTTTCTTTGTTGCGGTCATATATTTTCCGTATCTCAGACCAAAGGATTTGCTTAACCTGATCCTCTGTTGGGGCTGTAGTGATTGCCAGACCGTCAACGGCAAAAACCCACCACAAAACACATACAGCCGAACCGATAGACTTTCCTACCCCGTGCGCGGCTTTAACGTTTGTTTCTGGGTTATCTCGGACACTCTCAAGGAATCGCTGTTGATCCTCTGTTGGTTCGACTCCAATAAACCGAGAGAAACCTACGGGGTCATTTTTAAATCGAGTTAAGGAATTACGACCGGATTTAGTTTGTTTCTGCTGCCGTCGTTTCCTTGCTTCCCTTAATTCTTTCTTGAGTCGCTCCCCTTTTTGGATAGCTCGAAGCATGATATCTAATCCTCACTATCATCTTCAGAGTTATCGAAGTTTTCAATAATAATACTGAGTTGATAACTATGTTCGTCTATCAACATAATTGTTTTTAATCCGTCCATTGCATTTTTAGATTGGACATGAACCCCTGACTTTGTAGCTTTAGCGCAAGCCTTAACCGCATCCTGATCCTTGGCAAGATCACGATAGGCTTGATTCGTTACCTTGAAACATTGGGCTGTATTGTCTTTTAGTGCATTTCTAAAAATATCTATTTCGCGTTGTCGCTCTAAAAGTTTTTCTCTAAGTTCGGTCTTTTCTTGTTCAGACATTGGTTTTAATACCTCTGCATATTTGTGGAATATCTTATATTTGGTTTCTTCCCATATCGGGTGTTTTTTCCAGTGCCTTATAGAACTTTCGCTTACCCCAATCTGTTTGGCTATCTCACAGTTGGTTAGCCAAGGTTTATCAAGTAGGAGTTGAACCGCTTGCTCAATTAAATCAAGTCTGAATTTTTTTATTGCGGTTAATAACGAATAACTACTATTTTAAGTTAACATAGCTATAAACCTTTCTACAACTTAAATATGACTAAACCTAAAATTATTGAAACAAATATTTCAAATCTGACACCCGATCCGAATAATGCCCGAAAAAGAACGCCGTTATCAGCTAAGGTGATTTCCAAATCCTTAGAACAGTTTGGGGCTTGCCGTTCTATTGTGATCGACGAGAATGATGTTATCAGGGCGGGTAATGGAACTTTTGAGGAGGCGGGTCAATTAGGGATTGAGAAGGTTTTGGTTGTAGAAGCCGATGGTAATACGATTGTTGCTGTTAAGCGTAAAGGGTTGTCAGAGTCGGATTGGAAACAATATGCGATCGCTGATAATACTGCCTCGGATTTCAGTACATGGGACTTTGATCTTTTAAATGATTTAGCTCAGGAAGTTGATCTGAGTGAGTTCTTCCCTGATTATAAATTAAATGAATTGTTGGAACAGTTGGGCAAGGGTGAAGGGTTTGACTCGACTGAACAGCAAGAGGAAGATGAGGAAGAAATAGCCGAGCTTCTGGATAAGGTTGATGAAATTGAATCAAGGGTTAAGTTGGGTGAAATATGGGCGCTGGGCCGCCACCGATTGGGTTGCGGTGATTCTACTATTGAGAAGAATGTTAGGGCTTTGTTGGGGGATAGGTTTGGGGATATGGGGATGGTTTGGGCTGACAGTCCCTATGGAATTGACATAGTTGCAACCAACGGAAAAGTTGGTACAGATAGTCCTTTCGGGTCAAACGGTAGAGGGGGTAGCAAAAGAAGTGATGCGATAAAAACAAATGTTTATGCTCAAATAGCAGGAGATGATACAACCGAAACCGCTAGGAAATCTTTTGAAGTTTGCAAACTTTTCCCTGATTCTATTCAATTTTGGTGGGGTGCAAACTATTATGATTTTCTCCCCGCTTCATCGTGTTGGATTGTCTGGGATAAAGAAAACACCGGAAATTTTGCCGATGCTGAATTGGCATGGTGCAATCATAAATCTGCCGTTAGAATTTTTAAGCACCAATGGAACGGTATGATCAAAGCATCTGAACATGGTCAAAAACGGGTACACCCAACACAAAAGCCCGTAGCACTCTGTGAATGGTGTTTTGAAAAATATGGTCAACCCGATGATTTAATATTTGATCCATTTCTCGGTAGCGCACCATCAATAATAGCAGCGCAAAAAATGGAGGGCGATCGCACCGTTTACGGATTCGAGCTATCACCCGCATACTGTGAAATTATCTTACAAAGATTCGAGAAATTTACAGGAATTGAACCTAAGTTAATCGGAAGATTGCCAGACTAATTAATATTGATTGTGATATAATATTAATAGTAAAACGCCCTTCGCGATGCTGAAACATCCAAGGGCTGTAAACCTAACTAACAGGATCACAATGATTGATTTTAGCAAAGAACTAGCTTTAAGTTTACTCGGTTCCGGTAAAGAATACCCCGTTGATTTTGAAGACGCTTGGCAATGGTTAGGATATTCAAGTAAACAGGCTGCCAAAAAGAAGCTAACCCGCAACTTTGAACAAGGGGAAGACTATTTATCCGAATGGATGAAAACCCCTGATGGCGGTCGTCCTAGCGAATCCATCTATCTCACCGTCGATTGCTTTAAGGCGTTAGGCATGATGTCAGGGACGGAACAAGGGAAGGCAACTCGACAATATTTCCTCCGGTGCGAAAAGGAATTAAAATATTCTAAGTCCACTGGTGGGATGAACCTGTTGGACAAACCCTCACCTCAGTTGATTAGTGACGCGGTTATGGCAGTCTTCAGACCTACCAATGTTGACCCAACACTCATCTCAGGGATTATTGCCAACAATATCGCTAAAACTTATCCGGCGTTGGCTCCTGCGATGGAAGAAGCCAAAAAACATCTAACCGTCGAAGTTGAGGGAAAACTTCTCACGCCCACGGAACTCGGATTAATTTTAGAACAGCGCACTGGTGTTAAACACTCGGCACAACGAGTTAATAAACTATTAGCTGAGAATGGATTGCAAACCCCAAACCCTCACGGGAAAGATCCGGCTTGGTTGCCAACGTCAAAAGGATCAGAATTTTCTAAGTTGTTACTCGCCGCACAGAAGGGGATTAAGGACGCAACCCGTCAACATTTGCAGTGGCTTGAATCTGTTGTTGATGTTTTGGCAGTGTAGAAGGTTGAAATAGTATAGTGCCACACCAAGACGAATATATCTCAAAAATAGCGAAAATCTATATGTGTTGTGGAAACATATATAGAAAAGTGGCATTTTCTATATGTCAACTAAAAACCCAGGATGTTAAGTTCTGGGTTTTTAGTTTGGCGATCGCAGTATCGATCTAAGGTTGAGACTTTTTAAATAATCCGGGTTTGATTAGATGATTGATAAACCACTCCCAAGCCTCCGTCCCGTAATTCAGGATGATAATATCGCTCATTGCTAAACCACGTTCCTCACAATAGTTCCCGTGTCTCTCCCCTAGTAATTCATCGAATGCTATTACATCCAGAACGGGGCGATTAAGTGTCCTTGAGGTTGAATAGTTAATGACGCTATTAAAATCTTTGATTTCAAAATATTTCAATAGCTCTTGCTGAAATTTGAGAATATCCATTTTTGTCCTATGTGTTTTAGTTTGGCGATCGCTTAATTCCCTGACTCAATAGACCAGCTAGAATAAGCCTCGATATCGTAGAAGCGGTCATCAATCGAGTCAATGTCTAGGGAAGTTTTGCCGTCTGACATCAAAACAAAGATATGGGCATTACACCACCGATGAAACTCAGGACTGATCCACTGAGCCAACAAAATAGCGATTTCAGGATCTCCCCCCTTCTTAACCTCGATAATTCCCGAAGCGGGAATCTTTAGCCAGAGAATGTGGCAACAACATTTAGCTTTGCGGAATAAGAAATAACCATCTGTTTAAAATCTTGAGAGCATTTTCCAAAAAGGTGTATTCTGGGCTGTCTATCTGGGAATTCAAGCTGATAAACCAAAACCTGTCCTATTGCGCTTTTCCATGCCTGAACATCTTTGACTTCAATGATTTCCGTATCCGTCAAAACATCAATCCGCCCGGTCTTGGTTACAACCTCAACATCTCCATTAAGCATTTTAGCAAGGTTATTTTGGTGGAATTTCTCAAAACTATCACCTTTTCTATTTAACGCAGACACTTCTATCCATGCAGCCAACTTTTCGGCAATCTTGGGATGTCCCCAAGATCCTTGTAATCGGCAGTCACCACCCTTTACGACCTCGATAAACTTGGAAACGACATTCCCCGTATCGGCTGCCATGCTTGAGATGTAGGCTTTTGTAGACTTGAGTGCCAGAAAATGCCCTAGTAGTTTTCCGTTGGCTTTACACATCTGAGTCAGGTTAACCCAACCATCAGATTCTCTTTTGGAGATAGCGAAATTATTGTAGCTCGATGAGATAAGATCATCCATTAGTGAACCTCGGTACTAGGTGAACTCACATCCCCGAATGCGGAAACATTGCGGGGACACTTATTATTATAACAATTTAATCAGTCCCAAA